CCATTAACGCTTCCTAGATGGTTTTTTCTTAGCTTTAGCTTTCTTGGATGCCTTTTTAACAGCCGGTTTTTTCTTCACTGCTGCCTTAACTGCTGGCTTTGTTTTTGGCTTTGCTTTTGGCTTTGCTTTTGTGAGCTGCTCGGCAAGACCTGCGGCTTGTTCAAGTACCAACTGAAGTTCTTGCAATCGCGCCTGGGCTTCCTTCTTGCTCATCCCATCAAATACAACGATATCGTATTCGCCATCTGCGTTCTTTTTGCCTATCTGATAAACAGGCTCTCCTATCCTGTCAGGATGAAGAGATGTCCCATTCTGAAAAATCTCAAGACTACTCATTATTGTCTCCTACGAATAATGCTTAACCATTTTCAAAACAACGGTATAAGCATCTCCTGAAGTATGTCCAACGGTCGTGAGCATGATATCGCCCGTTACACCCGTGCTAGCGTTGTTGTTTAAACCACTAAATTCACTCATGTCCAGCGTATCCGAATAATCCGCCGGTAAATGCAGAGCCAGAACATCTGTATCAGCATCCCAAAGCAGCTTGACACTCATGCCCAAGGTCGAAAACCATACCGACTGAATAGCCACGGTGCTGCAAGCACTACCCGTAACAGGGTCAGAACCCAGCGCCGAGACATCCACTTTTTTCACTGCGGACTCTCCGGTACCATCACTGACATTAGTGAAACTCATCACCACATGCCGGGCACCATCTTGAATTGTTTGGCTCGTGACTGTATCAGCCATCTTGTTTCTCCCGTAATAACAGAGTGGAGGGGGAAACCCTCCACCCGGTTAATTCAATCACCGCTTATTCAAACGGTGTTGCTAATGAACCATCACCATGAAGGAACGCTTCGCAATGCCACACTGATGCACTGGTAGCTACCAAGCGAATAACTCCACCTACCAGCCAGCCCTGTGTTGCTGCACCCAGATCAATGGTGTCGTCATCACTGCCGTCTGGGATAAAAGTATTAACATCTGTTGCAGTTGCTGGATCAAATATTTGAGCAAAACCAGAAAATAAATCACTGGCGTTGTCCGTATTGATTTGTCCTGCACCTGTAAAAGTTGTACCGACGATAAAAGTATAATTATACCCTGCTACCGCAGTCGGCAATGTAACCACAATGCCTGCTGCTCTGTTCAAAGTAAAAATTGTACCTGAATCGGTTGATTCTACGCTCTTGGTCGCAGACGTAATGCTGCTTACATTCGCATAAGAGGAAACGTAACCCGTGGTGGTGATATTACCGCTGGTATCAATATCCAGATTAGTGGTAATAGCGCCAGTTCCGGCAGCTTTACTGATTTGCTCAAAGCCGCCTTCAGACCTAACTGGGCCGTTAAAAGTTGTGTTAGCCATGTCTTTCTCCTGTCTTGGCTAGTGTCTGCCGCATTATTGCGACAGTCAGGAAAAAGAGAGCGATAACCTACAAGTTATATCATATCAAGTAAGTACCGCTCCCCATATTCCGAGCTAATTACGCACCCGGCGATCCGTACATTCCCAATGGATCACTCACCCCGAATGAGTACCGCTCACGCGCTTTGTAGCGCACGTTACCCGTATCGAAGTCACCGTCCATTGAAGTTTCCAACGCGGTACGCTCGAAGTGGCGCATACCATTTGGTACATCAGTAACGATGAACCAGGCATCCGAATCAGTCAGGTAATGATTGACCGAATAACCTTCAGGTACTGCTCCAAGACTACGCACAGCATTGATGTCGTTATCAGCCGTAGCAACTCTTTGATCTGACTCAAGTAGTCGCGTAGCTGTAAACATCAAGGCCGGTGGCACCAACAACCGTTTCGGACGAGCTGCAATCAGAAGTCCACGCTCATCGGTCACGGCAGCGATTGTTACGATTGCTGCCTCCAATGAGGTTTCGTTGAGATCTGCCGCCGTTGCCGGACGATTATCGTTCGTGCCTCCGCTGACGAGCGGATGCCCGCCACCGCCGGTTACACCGTCACCGGACGCAGTGAAGAAGTTAACTCCATCACCTGTCTGATAACTATTAGTGAAACCGTTGTTAAGCGGATTGACAGCCTTAACCTGCTTCGTGTACGACATTGCACGAGCGAGTGCTTTGGTATAGCGAGCAGATAGCGAGTCATAAAGATTATCTTCCATCGCTTCTTCTGTGATCGCGAATCCCATTGCAATCGTTTCGTGGTTGTATCGTGCCGTAAAGGCTTCCTGCGCTGAATCATATGAGATTCCAGCACCTTCATCCTTCACCGGAGCAGCGTCAAACCCACTCAACTTCACTTCTTCTTCGAAAGAACGCTCAGATGAGTCCGTGTCATAAATGACAGTGTGCTCATCAGAGTACTTCTCATACTCCAGGCCAAAAAGGGCATTAAGCCCCGGCAGGAGTTCTTTGAGCATCTGTGCTCTTGAAATAGCCATGCTAAGTTCTCCTTATATGCCTGTAGTATTGGTTAACTGATGTCCCGCATTGAAGCGGTAAATGCCATCAGTGTAGGTGTCACCTACCGTGCTTTTCGGGCCGTCAACAAAATCAACAAGCCGAATCGGGAGGGTATTGGTGGTTGCAACCGTAGAGCCATCGACAGCGTTCTTGCTTCTGCCAATCGTCGTTGATCCCGCTGTCTGTATGACAGCGAAATTAGCGCCGAGAGCAGTCTGAGCAATCGCCTCGTCGCCCTGCATTTTGAACAGGACATCTGGGTCAATCAGCACATAACCTGCTGCGTCTGTAGCTGCCATTGAGGCAGGCCAAGTCTGATTAAACGTCAGTTGAGATGTACTCGAATCAGTATATCTACAACCTAGAAATATTCCTATAGAGGTCAGCGAAGAGGTACCGGTATCTTTCTCAATCGTACCGGCTGCAACCAGCTTCACAAAATCTCCATAGAAAATAGCGGTGCCATACGTAGTGGCAATCTTGATATGAACAACTTTTCCTGTAAAGGAGCCGCTGCTTGAACAAGTACCAACAGGTTCCGCACCATTTGGAGTCGCACTTGTAGCCATTTTGATTTCTCCTAATTGCTACTGTTAATATTAAAAGGCGTTAGCCTTTCCCAAAGGTGGTGCGCGTACTTTTCTCCGGTCTCAATAAAGGCATACGCGGGTCGTTCTCTCTCATGTAGTTACTGTCCACAGATTCCATTTGTCTTCGTGCCACTTCATTAAAATGTTTTGTGCGTGCCTTCATTTTCTCTTCGGGCGCTTTGCACAAAAGTAACCCGCCCTGCTCAATATTCCCTTCAAACTGGGAATTGATATCAGAGGTAATTTTCAGTTCCGGATGATCATCCCTTCTAACGGGGACCCATCCTTCCCTGAATTTCCTAGATACGTTGGTATCATCAGTTTGGCCCAGCGTACTGGTTCTAATCCATCTGAATCTCCAACCATTCTGCGGATCTGGAGTCGGTAACACAGAAGATGGAATCCAAGAGTCATCCTCTCGGACAAAATCTTCACGAGTGTCGTGAGACCTATCGGTGCGCTCATCCATTTGCCATCTCCTTTGCAAGTTGTTTGGCATACTGGCTATTCGTTAACCCCAGTCTCTTAGCGAGAGAGACTTGAGTGGACGTCAACCGCACTTTGCGTGGTCTTGCACCGTTATTCCTTGCGGACGGTGCAACAACCGACGTTGCCGAAGCTCTCTTGGTCGTTGCGGTCGCGGATTGTCCAGTTCCACCTTGATCCGACCAAGAGTAATTGGGAAATTGTTTCCGCATTCCCATGTTAATATAATCATAATACTCATCTGAGCTTGCGTCCATATGATGATCCTGCAACGCCTGCTCATGTAAACCATAAGCCGTTGCACTCATCACTTTTTCTTTAGGATCGCCAAACCAGGAATTTTCCTCAGCCCACGCCTTTTGCTTTTCATCAAGCTGCGTAGGTTGTTGAGCAGCAGCCTGTGCTGCCTGCTGCTGATACGCAGCTTGTTGCTGTTGCTGATATGCAATTTGTTGCTGTTGCTGATAAGCCGCCTGCTGTTGCGCAAGCTGATTAGGGTCAGGTAAATTTCTTTCGTATTGCTCGGCTTCGTTAAGCTCCGCTTGCGCTCTGACCATGTGCTCCTGCGCATCAACCACGTTATCAGTATTGCCTTCTTCATAAGCCTTACGATAACTTGACTTGGCTTTATCAACTGCCAGTTTAGCCCGTTCTTTTACTTGCGTAATTAACGCACCTTCACCGCGCTGAATAAGAGCTTCCATCTCCTGATTTCTGCCAACCTGCTGTTGAGCGAAATTAACCGCTTCATCCCGCAACCGTTGAGCTTCTTCCTTCTGCCGACGCTCCTCATGCTGTGCAAAACGTAGCTTATCAATACGCTTTTTAACTTTCTTGCTGTAACCATCCAGTTCCTTATTATCAATATCCCCATCATAATCGCTATCAACAGACTTACCAGCCCGGGGGAAAGGACGATCTTCAAGAGGACGATCATCCACAATCTCAATATCAAACTCGGACTTATCTTCGGTTTGATCTTCAGACCGCTTACCTATCTTCGTACGCACCCCAAAGAATTTTTCTTCTGCTGAATGCGTA